CATTAGTATCTAGCAAACCAGATTTACTAGCTATTTCTATTTTTATACCTTTTGATACAGCAATAGCACACCAAAACTCAACACATGCCCTGCCCGATTCAGCCATATTTACATTTTTGTAAGTAAAATCTATACCGTATAAACATATCGTTTTAACTTTTGACCAAATTGCATAAGCAACTGCATATGCTACAGTATTGTTAAAATAACAGAATTTTAATTCTGTTGCTATTTCTTTTAAAGGATACAACTCTAACTGTTTAACTCGTTTATCTAACTGGCAAGTTATAATAGGTTTTTTATTTTCTTTTAAAAATTTCCTAGCTATGCCTGTTTGTGTTCCCGCATTTTCAGTATCTAAAAACCTAGAAACAGGATCCATCATAAACGTCTTATCAACGTGTATAATCCCACCTATACAATTTATACCCCATATTTCGTCAAATTCTTGAGAAGCTATTCTAGCAGAAGCATAATCTGAAAAGCTCCCGCCAAGACCAACTATGGCTATTTTCATGTTCTCGCCCGACTAGGTAATCCTTGTCTGTATGCATCAGCATTTTCACGTGATTCCGCTAGATCTTTAATTCTGCCTAATGATTCTATAAACCGACCATTGTACAAATCCATCATATCTTTTTCACCCTTCATGAAGGTATATGCCTCTACTAAAGATCCATACAACATCGTATTGGGGGCATTTTCACTTAAATAAGTAAGAGTAGTGTCAGCACTGGTGGAAACCACTGTTCCTGTTGCACCACTTGCACCTCCCGTCACTGTTTCACCCACGGTAAAATCAGTGCTTGGTATAATGATGTCTAAAACAGTCACACTTGTTATAGAAGATATAGTAGTTGTTGCGCCGCTCGTACCACCTGTGATTGTTTCATTAGCTTGGAAAGTACCACTCACACTACTTACTGTCAGCTCAAATTTACTTTCAGTAAGACTAGCCGGTCTGTAGTAATAATGAAGTTCCGAACTAAATGCGGCATTAGGGGTAGGGGCTAAAATAAAATTTTGGTAATCATACACTGCATAATACTTAGGAACACCTGTAACTGTAGAATCAGGGTACGATTCTTGTAAATAGTTTACATCTTTTTGTAACAAAAATTGTTTAGTGGAATTATTAGTAATATTAACACTAAAAGCTGCTAAAAAATCTGTCGGCATACCTAAAAATTGATTTCCAGAAGATAATGCACCTGTGGCATTTTTGCGGAACACTTCTAAATCTACTGTTGTGAAAATACGTTGTTCCGTTGCTTTTACAAAATCAGAAAGATGAGAGACAAAAGACACTTCCGTATTTTCGGTATAATCTTTTATAGCTTTTTTTAATTCGGTATAAGTAAAACTCATGGTGTGTTCGCCTGACCGCCCATGCCACTATGATTTGTACAATAGTAATACAGTGTCGGAGCTCCAGAAGCTACTGTTATTTGAGTATACGCCCCTGAAGATCCCGGAGTCCCATTAGTGGTAACGCCTGTTGTGTATTGAGAGCCACCCCCATGTGTGCCATCAGAAGTTGTTGATAGCCTTAAAGGGTGACTAGAGTTACTACTGTCTGATTGATCGAATCTGTAAGTGCTACCCTCCGACAAATTGACAGTATCTTGCCTAACACCATCAATATAATATTTATTCGCCCCAAGATAAGAAGCAACTGTAACACTGTAAGTAGCAGCTATGGATGTTCCAGTGCCTGACGCCGTGACCGTTCCTATAGAGCCTGTTGCGGTAACACCTGTAGCATTTGCATCAGTAGGGGTTATAACATCACCACCAAAAGTTACCAATCCTATTTGAGCTTGCAAGGGCTGTAAAAGTGGGTTTAGTGTGAAATTGTTTGAATCTACAACAGGAAAAGTAACCGTAGCATTATTGATAATGTTTGTATCTGGCCTAGGCTGGAAAAGAGCTTCTGCATCAGCCCCCACTTGACTAGGTTCTAGTTGCCTAGCTTTAGGTTCATAGCATTCTGGGCAGACTTTAAAATTATTCCATTCTTCACGTAACTCGAGATAAGGGTATTGAAACCCACATCTATCACATATTGCCTGTGCGTATTTTCCTAAAGCATAAGCCATCAGCCAAACCCATAGTAATCTCTACGCGGGACTAAACTAAGATTTGCTCTATCCACATCTTCATAAGCAGCACGATTAAACTCTTCTTCGTATACTGCTTTAAGAACTTGTATACGATCAGGAGCTTTTTTCATAGCTAAATAATATGCTAACCCCGCTGCTAAACAAGGATAAAATCTAAACGGTACATCTAAAGTATTAATAGAAGAATCAGCGTCTTCAATACGAGTTAATCTATCATATACTAGGGTGTAAGAAGTATTCGGAGTAGGCCAAACTTTAATAGTGGGGGCTATTTGCCTATCAACGTACCACTGACTCGGCTGGGCTTCAGTATTTTTGCTAGGAATGTTTATAAAAGCATCTCTACTTATCCTAGTTATTTGAGTATCTGATTGTGTGGAACCTGTACCTGTTCTTATGACAGCACTCAAAATATCAATTGTGTCGGCGGGCAATGAATAAGTAGCTGTACCTGAAGTTAACGAAAGAGTGCTTTGTTCTATAGTCCACCTATTCAGCCCTCTGTTTGCCCAATCAGCAAACATAAGATTTAAAGAACGAGTAGCTGTTCTTACATCATACCCTGTGCGGACCTCTAAGCCACACCGCTCAAAAGCCTCTTCAATGTAATCATTTACATCAAGCTCAAAATCAGTTGACCCAGAGGTAGCCATTAGCTATACGGACCTTTAATAACTTTAGAGTTGCCCATCTTTTTCTTTTTATTGACAGCACCGCCTTTAGACATTTTCATAACTTTATTGACAGCACCGCCTTTAGACATTTTTTTCATCTTATTAACAGCACCGCCTTTAGCGTACATTTTCTTTTTCATCATCGCCATCTTCCTCTTCTGCGTAGAGATTATCAAAGATCTGATTGACATCCATTGTATAGTCTAAATCAGACTTTGAATAGTGAATGTGTTGCGAGGGTTTAAATTGAGGAGCTCCCTCCCCTGTAACATACCATGCTGGATGAGTTACCCTTACACGGTTATTAGGCAAAGCCACTATATTACCTGTCCATTCACCAGCATCTAGTAACTCTAACACATGACTTTGTTTGTGTTGAGCTGGGTCATCTGCTACTTCACTATCTGTATAGTCAACAGTAAAATAGTATTTTGCAGGGTAAAACTCACCATCTATTTTTGCAATCCAAGGGCAGGGTTTTGCTCTGTTCAAACTATATACGGCATGAGTATGTGACATACAATCCCAAGGTTGTGCTTGATATACATCCATAGGTTGAGGCCAACTCTCAAATTGAGTATCACCAACCAAAGCTGTTATCGGCATCCTTGCCCACATAGCACCACCATGAACATTTTCTTCACCTTCTTCATCACTCTCACAACCTGTGAATATAACTTGAAAACTTAAACATCTGTTTGGCATAGTTGTAACAGCTATTACCATTGCATGAAGAAACTCTCCATGGAAATTTTCGTGGTTGCAAGTATACTCCCGCCTTACCCAACATTTAAAGTAGGGGACGTTACTTGTTAAATAGTTCATTTTTTCTTTTTATCCTCTTTCTTTTTTGGTTTTTTACCTTTTCCAAAAATATGAGCATCGACCTTTGCTGCTTTACCACCAGTCAGGACACTGTTCACCCTAGCCATCGCCCATTGATTAGGGGTTGTTCCAGGACGATGCCCTGTTCTATACGCTGCCAACCCTTTGTTGTATACTCTGCCGAGTTGTCCAGCTGTAACCTTTTTACCTTTTTTGCGAGCCGCTTCAGCTTTTTTTGCTAGCGACGTTTTTGTTCCCGCGCTTAGTGCCATTGCCTTTACCTTTCGTTTTAGCAGCAGTAATTATGTCTGCACGAGTTATCTTGCCACGAGGCGGTGCAAAAGCCGCTAACTTTTTTTGCTTTGCAGATAATTTTTTTGCCATGACTATGTCTTTTTACCCCCAAACATTTTACGGAACTTTTTCGTATGTACGGATTCTTTCGTTTTCCTTCTAGCTCCTGACTTATTAGTATCACTTGGGAAAACATAAGCTGAAGGATCCTTTGTTGATTTTTTTGCATTACGTTGTATTTCTTTACGACGTTTTTTCTTATCTTCCGGACTCAACCCCGCGAGATACTTAGCAGGGATTTTTCGCTTTGGTTTTTTCTTGCGACTAGAGGGAGCAGTCTTAATCTGCTTTGCCATATTACCTCTTGTCATAGCCATTACATTAGCCTCGGCACAGCCGCCGCTGCTATAATCAAAACCGCTATACCCCACAATCTCATATCTAATTTATCAAGTTGTTTTTGTATTTGGGCATAACGCTCACTGCAATCTGCCTCGTGTTTTTCTAACAACTTTAAAACATCATCTGCTTTCATTTTACCATGCCTTACATGACCAATATCGCGCACTAAATTTATCTTTAGCACTAGCACAATTATGACGAGCCCTAAAAGATTTACGCCTCGCAGGAATATCTTTTTTAATACTCATATTAGGATCACCAAACCTAACAAGTTTTATTTGGTCACCTTTTTTAGCTAATACTGCTGATTTTTTCTTAGCTCCAGGAGTGCGCTTCGGTTTATTGAATCCAGGAAAAGTCTCCCCTCGGTATGATATTTTACCGGAAGGGGTTCTTTTTACATCCTTCGCACTAGGCATTACGACAAAAACACCGTAATAGAATCAACTGCCGTTAGGGTAGTAAGTGTTGGACTACTAGAACACTTTATACCTTCATCAGGAACATAAATTGAATCTGTTTGGCCTGTTGTTGAAGTAATATCTAAAACAGTTGCACCTGAGGCACCGTCTTTAATAATAAAGGCGGGGTTTCCTGAAGCATTAGTTTTTATATACACACCTCTGATCCTAGCAGGACCAGCAAAAAACGCACCTGTTGCAGTTCGTGTAATAGCTTTTACATCTGAGCCAGCCATATTATTCTCCTTTTAAAAAGAGAGGGGCTAACCCCTCTCTATTGCACACTAAGCAATTTGAACATACTCAATGATAAAGGTGAACGATCCTGCTGTTGTTGCGTTCACAGTGTTTGTGATATTACAGAAAATATTTCGTGCAGTATCTGTGTACTGCACAGAAGCAGGAGCGGTAGCCGCGTTCTGCGTTTGGACAACCAAAGTCGTGGTCGTTACGTTATGCACTACGACTGTAGTTCCACCGTCAAGGATCTCATCAGTAATTGCCGCAACAATCTGTGCGCCAGAACTTGACGTACCAACTTCATATCCGATATCGCCTGTTCCGATAACGGGAGCAACATCACAAAATATTTTAATATCAGTGATGATTGTGTTTGCTGGTTGTACAAAGGTAGCAATAGTCGGACTATCACCTGCTGTGGTGTTTACAGTAACACCAGAAGCGTAACCAACATGCTTGATATATTTATTGGTAAAAACACCAGTAGAAGCAACAGATGAGGTTTCAGTGATTGCCCCTGTTGTCGCATTTTTATTAATAACTTTAAAACCGTTTTCAGAGCGTACCGCTCCGTTAAAAGTAGTTACAGCCATTTCATTCTCCTGTCTTGGCTAATGTCAACCACCCAATGTGGTTGTCAGGACTTGCAGAAACTATAAACGAAAAAAGGGCGGCTCGCAAGCCGCCCTTTTCATTATCTGTTGTATTAGGCTCCAGGAGAACCGAATACACAACGCGGGTCTGAAACACCAAAGCTATAACGCTCACGAGCTTTATAGCGGACGTTACCTGTATCAAAATCACCTTCCATGGAAGTTTTGATAGCCGCACGTTCAAAGTGCTTAAAGCCGTTAGGTGCATCTGTTTTAATGAAGAACGCATCTGTATCGGTTAGGAAGTGGTTGACCACATAACCGTCAGGTAGCATACCCATATTACGCATTGCATTAACGTCGTTATCTGCTGTTCCAGGACGAAGATTAGAAGCCATCAAACGCTCAGCTACAAACTGAAGTGCTGGTGGGATAATCAACTTACGACCCTGTAGAGCAATTTTCAAACCACGCTCATCGATAAAGGCCGCAATATCAATTAGCGACTGCTCCAAAGATGTTTCGTTAAGGTCTGCTGGTGTGCTGAGCTCGTTACGCAAATTACCACCGCCATTAGTCGGGTGGTCAGTTGCACAAAGCTCTTTACCATCACCAAGAGTCACAGCACTGTTAAACGCATTGTTTAGAACAGCCGCCGCTTTAACTTGCTTGGTGTTCGCCATAGAACGAGCCAACGCACGAGTGTAACGAGAACTCAAGCGGTCATAAAGGTTATCCTCTACAGCCTCTTCAGTAATCGCAAACGCCAGAGCGATTGTTTCGTGTGTATAACGAGCGGTAAAAGATTCGTTTGCAGTATCAAATGAAACTGCCTGACCCTCACCCTTTACAGGTGCGGCTCCGAATCCTGACAACATAACCTCTTCTTCAAACGCACGGTCTGAAGATTCAGTTTCGTAGATTTCGGCATGCTCATTGTCATACCGATCATACTCCAATCCGAACAGGGCATTAAGTCCTGGCTCGAGTTCTTTAAGGAGTTGGGATCTTGCAATAGCCATATCTAATTACTCCTTATAGACCAGTTGTTGCGAGGTGGAATGGGAGATTTAGCTTAACTAGAGCAACCACACCAGCGGCGGCATAATCAATATCAGCGACATCTTTAAAGCCGATGATACGGAAATTATCCGTAGCTGTAGTTGCACCAGCAGAAGCTACAGAAAGCTCTCCGCTTGAAATTCCATTAGCTTGTTCAGAGCCAAACCCTGTACCTTCAGCATTTGAATGAATCAACGCTGTAGCTGTAGCAAGGTTAGTCAAAGAAGCGTCACACTGGATTTCATACACTTGAAAAGGATCATCGTATACAAAAACAGTTGCTTCTGTGCCTGACTTCAAAGAAGAAGTTCCTGGATAATTGTTGTCAAAAGTAGGCGTACCGTCGAGAGCGATATACTCGCACCCTGCCATAACCCCTAGAATCGCCACTGAACCACCGTCTGCCGCACTTACGTCTACAAGACCGTTAGTAAGAGGAATCACCATATCTCCTTGTCGGATGGCTGATGAAGATCCTGCTACACCGTTGATTTGTACTTTGTAAGGTGTCATCCCATTGCTGTTCGGTGCTGACCCTAATTTGTTATGAGGACGCAAACCAAAAGGCGAATCAATGTTTGCCATGATTTTAGTCTCCTAAAAAATTACTCGGAACCACTGTTGGAACCGAAGGTTACACGAGATTGCCTATCAGGTTTACTAATAGGCATTGATGGATGTTGTTCCCTCATAAGATCATTATCTACAGCGTTCATTTGGTCAGCTGTTTGCTGACTATAGTAGTCCGTGCGCTGTTGTTTTGTTTCTAGTGGGAACCTTGCAAGCACCAGACCGCCTACACCAATCACGCCAGCATGTTTACCATCCTGAACTGTAGGTGCTTCAAAATCTGGGTACTCATCAGCGCGAACTAATTCAAAGCCTTCGCGTAGGCGAGCAGATAGGTTTTTCTTATCATCGTAGCCCATGACTGATTCACGGATCCAACGATGAACAAATCCTTCTGGAGGATTTGGGGCGTCTAACTGAGACGGAGGTCGCCACGGTTTAGCGCGGCTTGTTGTTTCCCTTGTTTGGGAAGTGCGTGGGCTTCTATCGGTCATAATACCTTCCTCACGAATTCTGCATACGAAGGAGTTGCTTCGCATACTGTTCATTAGTTATACCAAGTTTGCGAGCTATTGCAACTTGAGATTCGCTTAACTTTACAGATTTTTTATTAGAACGCTGAGCTCCTCTGTTAGCCCCTGCTACTGCTGGACCAGAACTCCGCGCGGTTTTACCACCAAATTTATGCGGAAAATCTTTTTGAATGCGGTCATCAAGCTCTTGGTAGTACTCATCACTTTGGGGATCAAACCCTTCTTCTTCTACCAATTTTTTATGAATACTAAACGCAGTCAACGTCATTGGTTCATCTGTGCCAAACCACTCATTTTTATCTGCCCATTTCTGGGCTTTAGGGTCTGGTGTAGGTTGTGGGGCTTGAGGTTGCTGTACTGCTTGTGGTTGGGGAGCTACAGCGGCTTGCTCACGTTGTCTTTTAACATACGCTAGGCGTTCTGTTTCATGGGCTAATTTAGCCATATTTTTTTGAGCTTCTACTTGACCATCAACATCACCTCTGTCAATAGCATCCCGCAATTTATTCTGTAGAGATTCTTCTTGGTAAGTAACCCTTGTTTCAAATTCATTTACAAAAGAATCATCTAACCCTTTAGTGCGTTGAGAAGACTCTTCCAACTGTTTTTGAACAGACTGTGCATATTCCAAAGCGGCTTTTTCACGTCTTTCAGCTTCTCGCATTTTAGCAGTCAGCTTACTAATACGTTTTTGAACACCATCGCTATAACTATCAAGCTCATCGCTAGAAGATTCTTGAGCTGTAGATTCTTCTACAGCGGGTTCTTGGCTATCTGCTTCGGTTTCATTTTCTACCTCTACTTCTAGCTCTTCTGTTTCTTCAAACAGTTCTTTTTGTGCTTCTTTAGGCA